AAACGGTTTTGACTCGTATGGCGTTGAGGACGAGTTGGACTGTCTGTGGATCACGAACGTTGATCGCTACATCTCTAACCTCATCAAGATGTTGAACCACGACATTCTGGACGAGATCAATCCAGACATCATCATTTACAACGCTGGTGTTGATCCCTTGAACGACGGTCTTCTAGATGTTCAACTTTCCACGCGGGAACGTCTTATGTCGGGTTTTCTTGCCGAGGTGGGTAAGCCCGTAGTCGTCACAATGGCTGGTGGCTACACGTGGGACGACTACACCATGGACGACATCGTGGATGCGCACGTCTCCACGTTGTCCGAGATGCACGTGATGTCACTTCAACAGCAGATCATGAAGGTAGGTTTGGCTGTCTAATGACACGCCAACGGATGTTCCTAGACATCTCATGCGTAGATGCCGCACGGGAAAGAATCCGTCACGTCTACGACACGTTTGACACCGTGTGCGTCCAGTTCTCTGGAGGCAAAGATTCAACGGCTGTCCTTTACCTCGCTAAGGAGATCCACGAGGAGCGTGGACTCGGCCCGGTCAAAGTTATTTTTCGTGACGAAGAAATGGTGTCACCCGCTGTCGTCAAATATCTGGAAGAAGTTCGGAACTACGACTGGGTAGACATGGAGTGGTACTGCTTGCCCCAAGGACAAGAAATCTGGGTTCTTGGGCGCAGGGAGTACGTCCTGCTATGGAGCAGGAAACGTCAACTTGAAGGCCGCCTCTACCGAGACATACCGCCTTGGGCAATCACGGCTGAACACTTTGGGATAGACACGAACACGTCAATTCCAGAGTCAATTGACTATTACACGATGCAAGGCAAAGCCGGTCGTGTCGCGTTCCTCACCGGTGTGAGGGCGAACGAGTCAATGGTGAGATACCGGTCGTGCGTCCAAAAACTCCACGAGAACTACATCAACGTTCCGTTCAGAATGAAGAAGTCAATCCCGTTGCGGTTCGCAAAAGTGATTTACGACTGGACAACGGACGACGTGTTGAAGTTCATCTCGGAAGAACACAACGCTTCCTACTGCGAGTACTACGACCTCGCCGCAATTAGCGGATCCAATACTCGAGTGGGGATCCCGCTTCACTGTGTAGCGATCCGTCGCATCGGCGATGTGGTGGCAACCGAACCAGAGTTCTACGACCGCTTGTACGAATGCTTCCCACACATTGATGCGCAACGCCGACTGTGGGTGGACTTTGACATGGAGAAGTTGATCGCCAACTATGCGGCCGCAGGCTGGAAGGGTGTGAAGCGTTGCATTGACGACAACGTGCTCACCCCTGGACTTCACCGTCGCGCCATGGCGTTCGCATCGGAGTTCCGGAAGAAGCAGGCGAAGGATCCGACGTCTTATCCGACCCACTGGTTGATCAGAAACATTCTGATGAAAGAGTTCAACATTCAATCCGTGAACCCGATGGGACCAAAAACGAGGGCGTACACGGTGCAACAGAAAGAGGAAGAACAAATGGCAAACCTTGATGCCTACGACAGCATTGACGATTCACGATGATGTTCGGGAAGATGGATACAGGAATTGAAATTGAGTGGATCAACGGCGAGCAGTTGTCTGCCGGTCCGTGGCGATCAAGCTATCTGCTGAAACCAGATCTGGAAGTTCTTGCTCGGTCTATGGCCGAGTATGGCTGGCTTCAGCCGATCATTGTCCAGAGTTCAACCAACCGAATCATTGACGGGCATGTCCGTTGGGAGATTGCGGGAAGTTCTCGAGCCGTCAAGAAAAAGGTCAAAAGTCATGTCCCAGTGATTGTTCAGGATGTGTCCGACCTAGACGCAGCGTTCATGCACATCCGACTCAACCGATCAAAGGGGATGAGTGCCGCAAAGCAGGTTTCACGGGTGATGCGTGACTTGATCATGGCGGGCAAGGTTTCAGAAGACGAGTTGAAAAAAAAGTTGGCGATGACATCCGACGAAGTTGATGTCATGCTGGACGGCACTCTTCTGAAGCACAGAAAAATTGATCAGCATAAGTATTCACGTGCTTGGGTTCCGGTAGAAGCACCTTCAGCAGAAGAAACTACGGCGTTTATTGAGCGCCCCCCAAACGAAGATCGCTAATGCTATTATTGGGTTTGAGTCTCCGGAGGACCGATGCCAAGCCCAATTTTCCCACCTGACGTTGAACCCGGTAGCGCAGCACGTCGTCCGGCGTGGTGGCGCAGAGCCGTAGCACTCGCCCTGCGTGGCATCAACCGTAACGTTCTCGGCGGTGTCGGCAACGACCGAGGCGCTGTGCGGGATCTTGCCCCTCGCCGCTTCGGTGGTGGCGGTCGGGGTGGAGACATTATCCCCGGCTGATTTCTACTAAGATCCACCAGCGAAAGCTGGTGACTAATGATGCGTCCAATAAAAATCGGTTACGCCACCACGGACTGGTCTCGGTCAATGACAGCCAATGACGGGCCGGTACCGGGCGGATCTAACTGGATTCGCATTCAGCAACACCGTCGGTATTCCAAGTTCAAATCCGTTACCGGATTGCTCATGCATCATCCAAAACAAGGTTTCGGCGTTTTGGACTGGAGGCAGAAAGCACACTACGACTGTGATGTGATCGTTCTTCAGCGTGCGATGTTCGGCAAACTGATTGACAATCTTGTCGCCCACCGAGAGAGACCGATCATTAACGATGTTGACGACTGGTACTGGGGCCTTCACAAAGAGAATCATGCGTACAAGCTGACTCATCCTGATCATAATGACGAAGAAAACATTGATCACTACAAGACGATCCTGAAGTTGTCAGACGCAGTCACGGTGTCCACGCCGTTTCTGGAACAGCGCATGACAGACGACTTCAAAATCAAAAATGTATTTCGGATTGAGAACTGTGTGTCAGTAGATGATTTTCAGCGCCGACACCATAAAAGTCGCAAACCCATTCTCGGGTGGGTCGGATCCACCAGTCATCGTTCCGGAGATTTGGAGATCCTGAGTCACGTTCTCCAAAACACCAACTTTCGGATTCATCACTCAGGTCATGTTCCGGGAGCCGCAACGTTTGCGGAAAAAGCCGACGTTACTCCGGATCGAGTAATCAAGACACCGATGCACGACCCAAGAGCGTATTGCAGACTGTCATTCCAGTTTGACGTAGGTCTTGCGCCCCTCAACGATATCCCGTTCAATCATGCCAAGTCGTGGATCAAAGCAATTGAGTATTCCGCCGCTGGAGTTCCGTTCGTCGGCTCCGATGTTGGCGAGTACCGGCGACTTCAAGAACTGTACGGCATTGGCCGTTTGGCAAGCACCGATGATGACTGGATGCAACATTTGACCGAGTTGATGAACTACCCCGCTCGGTCTCAAGAGGCTAAGAAGAACCGAGAAATTGTTCGTGAACATTTGGATGTCCGACGAATGGCGGAACGGTGGGATGAGGTGCTGTCCAATTTCATTTAGGTGAACCTAGCAACGGCGTGAATAATCTAAAATCGTGTAGGCGCCGTAAGCAAGCGAGGTTTCACAATGCTGGTTGAGAAAATCGACCTTGAGCGTTACATGGACATCAAGTTCACCAACCGGCAATCCCACGCAGCTGACTTGGTGCTGTCTGGGCTTCAAGGAGAACTTGAAGCGATCCTCAGACGTCCAGTTGAGCAACAGTCATTTACTGAAACTTACAAAGTGGACTATACGGCGGTTGGAATGCCGACGTCGTCATTCTTTTACGACTATTCGTTGGACACGACCGGCAACACGATTTCGTTCATCCAGCCCCCGTACACCTTGTACCTGACGAACTCGCCCGTCGTTTCCGTTGCATCACTCACGGCTACCGGACCGGAACCCGGAGCCGATGCAAAAACCCTGACTGAAGGAACTGACTTTGTTGTTCAGAGGTATGGCGTGGACATTTACCGCACATTCCTGAACGACACCCTCAACATCACTTACACGGCTGGGCTGGACGGAGCGAACCTTCCGTTCTTCAAACTTTTGATCCTGAGAGCCGCGACCCGAGAGATGCAAAACATGCATGACGACGTGGTCGGCATCAAAGATTTGGAGACACGAAACGTGGCACCGTTGACGACAGGGTTCACGCCTGAGGAGATCCAGTCGCTTCGACGGTATCGGCGAGTGCGGGTGTCGTAATGATTCGGATGGAAATTGATTGCGATGCGGCAAGAGTCATCGCACGTCTTCAGGCTATGTCGGTGCGCTCCAAGACGTTTCGACCGGTTTTTCGTTGGGCAAGGAGTGAACTAGAAAAAGCCAACGCAGAAAACTTCACGACTGGTGGACTTCCGGTCGGTGGATGGGATCCGAGGAAGCGTGACTATGCATGGCCGTTGATGAGGCGTTCAGGGAAGTTGTTCAACAGTTTGACGAACCTCAGAGGAAATCCGAACGTTGTTACGGACATGGTTGCCACGTTCGGAACCAATGTTGAGTATGCCAAGTTCCATCAGTACGGAACGTCAAAAATGGCGGCAAGAAAAATTGTTTTTGATCCAACTGGATTTTCTCAAGAAGCTGCTCATAAGGCGGCGAGGTGGGTTGTGGATGGTGATCTTCCATGACGATGCAGGGAGCGTACAACGCTAAAAATTTTGTAAATGACTACCTGAAAGAGGATCTTCCTACTCGACTTCTGAAGTATCGGAACGAGTGGAATCTTGACGACGAGAATCTTCCTGACCCAGTTCGGTATCTCGTGTACGAACCGATCGCACTTGATCGCTGGCCGACGTTGATCACTGTTGCGATTTCAATGAACTCCATCGTTCGTGAGGATTACACCACTCGGCTGGATCCTCTGTACTTCGTGGAGTACTCAATGCGCACGTACATCTGGGTCAAGGATGATGACTCGGAGCAATGTACGGCCAAGCGTGACAGGTTGACGACGGTAATCCGATCGGCGCTTCTTGACGATCCGTGCCTGAACCTTTATGCGCAACCGAACAATCTTGAGGCTTTTATTGACGAATCAACCATTCGTGAAGAATATTCGGACCTTACGCAAATAAAAGGTGAGCGAATGTTGGCGGGCGGATATCTGGCATACAACCTGCGGTTGCAGGAAGTTGTCACTTCGGTTGATGTGGCAGATTCCTTGGATGAAATCACCACCGAAGTCAGTCCACTAGAACCGCTCCTAAAAGATTTATGATTAATGCTGTTCAGGCGAGACACCGAAGAGCCTAGTTCCAAAACAGAACAGGTTTCTTAGGTATACTCGTATCAGTAACACGAGATCTCACGCTGATTGCGGAGGAATCCAAATGCCCGGTATCGTCGTAAACACTTCGGTTCGCTCAGGACCGTCCACCGTCAACCAGAATCCGACAGCGACGCTGTTTGTGGTTGGCCGCGCGGAGCGTGGACCTGAAGGAACCGCCAAGCTGGTTGGCAGCCTCGCCGACTACGAGACCATCTACGGCGACTACATCGCCAGCGGTGCTCTTCACCAGCAGGTCCAAACCTTCTTTGAGGAAGGCGGAGCGCAGGTGTACGTCTCCCGAGTCGTCGGCCCCAGCGCCACGTTCGGCGAACTTGACGTGACTGGTGGTTCTGCTGGCACCGCAATGACTCTTACCGCCATCGGTCAGGGTTCGTGGTCGTCCAACTTGGACGCTGAAGTTGTTGCCCTCGGTTCGGGATTCAACGTTCGGCTGTACCTCGACGATGCGCTGGTGTACTCAACTGGCGAAGTTGCGACTGTCGCCGCGGCCGTCCAGAAGATCAACGCCTCGACCGTTGCTGCGAACTACGCCTCTGCTGAGGCTGGTGCTGACACTCTGGCCGTATTCACGAAGGCCGCATTTAGCGCTGGAGATGCGGATGAAGGCAACATTGCTGACACCGACTACACCTCAGCCCTAACCGCCGAGTTCACCGACGATCTTGGTCCCGGTGCGGTTGCGATTCCGAACGACGGAAGTTTCTCCGACATCGGCCCGATCCACACTGCGCTGGTGGCGCATGCCGCGGCGAACAACCGGTTTGCGTTGCTCGCCGCCGATCAGACCAGCACCCCGGCTGAGGCCAAGTCGTATGCCTCGGACGTGACCTCAAACGACAATGCGGAATACGCCGCAATGTTCTACCCGTGGGTCAAGATGGTCAACGACGCCGGCACCACCCTCACGATTTCCCCTGAGGGTTACGTCGCCGCGAAGCGTGCGGTTGCTCACAACAGCGTCGGTTCGTGGGCCGCTTACGCCGGAGTCATCTCCGAGTCCAAGTTCATCACCGGCCTGTCGCAGTCGGTGAACTCTGAGACCGGCAACGATCTTGACGACAACAAGGTGAACGCTCTGCGAGTCATCGGTGGCCGAGTTCGCGTCTACGGCGCTCGTTCGCTTTCCAGCGATGAGGACAACTACAGGTTCACCACTTCTCGTGAGATGCTGAACTACGTCGTTGACCGCGCCAAGACGGTGCTTGAGGATCTGATCTTCTCGCCGATTGACGGCCGTGCCTCGCTGTTCTCGAAGGTGGAAGCCCGCCTCGTCAACATGCTTGAGCCGATCCGCATCGCCGGCGGTCTCTATGAAGCGTTTGACACGACCGGACGCCGTATTGACTACGGCTACTCCGTTCAGGTCAACGACGCCATCAACCCGCTCACCCAGTTGGCGGGCGGCCTGGTCAAAGCGAAGGTCGGCATTCGGGTGTCGTCCACGAGCGATCAGATTCAAGTTGATGTCACCAAGTCCAACCTCACCGCATCGGTAGTCTGAGGGAGCTAGAAAATGAAACTTGCACAGAGGCAGATTGTTGCTTCCATCACTCCGTCGGCTGACGGGAACGTGGAGACCCCTCCGCAGGTGGGCAACGATGGAAACTTCTCGTACTTCGCTCAGGTCTCCGGTGGTGAGATCACGGCGTCGGTTGAGAAGATCTACATCGGTGGCAAGCTGTTCCCCGAGGTGCTGTGTGCGCCTGCGGAGATTGGTGACATCACCCTCACCCGTCACTACGACAAGGAAGTTGACGGCGACTTCTTGAAGTCTGCTCGCCAGCTCGTCGGTCGTGCGTACTACGACGTCACGATTGAAGAGTTCAACTGTGACATCAAGAACCCCCAGGGTACCCGCAAGTACCCGATGTGCCTGATGGTCGGCCTTACCGAGCCTGAGGGCGACGCCGCTTCAGGGGCGCCGGCGACCTATTCGCTGACCTTCAGCGTTCAGACTGTCGCCTGATAAAACAACCCAACTAAAAGACTGAGGGAGTGCCGCTGGCACTCCCTTTGTCATGCTAGGGTTCGGTTTATGTCCGAAGAGATTTCCACCCCTGAAGATTCCGAGGCTAAGGCCACGACTCGATCAACGACTAAGACTGTGAAGGAACCTACGGTTCTGGAGCAGTTACAGGAGTC